TATAATCAAGCAAATGTGTTTGTTGAGACAAATGACATCGGCGGTCAAATAGCTGACATCTTATACTCTGAATTGGAATATGAAAATATTTTGAGTACAATTAAAGAAAACAATCAAACATATGTAAGTCCAGGGTTCTCGAAATCTACAACGTTGGGTGTTCGCACAACCAAAACGGTGAAACGTCAAGGGTGTTTTGCTATCAAGAGCCTACTGGAAGAGAAAAAACTAAATATATTTGACGCCGAAACCATCCATGAATTTTCAACATTCGTGGAGAAAAGTGGTAGCTATGTAGCTGATGAAGGGTATCACGACGATTTAGTGATGACTCTGGTCCTTTTTGGATGGCTGACTACCAATCAATATTTTCGAGAACTCACGGATGTGAACGTCCGTGAAAGAATCTATAAGCAACAGATGTTGCAAATCGAGGATGAATTGACTCCTTTTGGCTTTATAGATGATGGTAACGTTGAAGAAACGTTCGTGGCCAACAATGTTGTATGGTCCACAGACAAAAATTTGCCATGGAAGATAGATAAAGATTCGTAAACTTATAAATATTTTAAACTTGTTCCAAGACAATTGAAATCAGGTCTTTGAAAAATTACACAGATATAGGAGATTAACATGGCATTTCAACTTTCGCCGGGCGTACTAGTCGTTGAAAAGGACCTAACCAACGTAGTCCCTGCTGTTGCCACTTCAATCGGTGGTTTCGCAGGTGATTTCCAATGGGGTCCAGTTCTCGACCCAGTAACCATCAGTTCAGAAATTGAATTGGTGAAAACATTTGGCAAGCCAAATGACACAACAGCAGCAAGCTTTTTCTCAGCTGCCAACTTCTTGAGCTACTCAAACAACCTTAAGGTGGTTCGTGCCGTAGGCACAGCAGCTCGTAACGCTGTATCAACAGGTACCGCTGTTGCCATCAACAATGAAACTGCTTATGAAGCCAACTATGCCAGCGGTCAAGGATCTGTTGGTGAATTTGCTGCCAAGTATCCAGGTGTTTTGGGTAACTCACTCCTGGTGTCCATGGCTGACTCAGCAACATTCTCAGGTTGGGCTTATGAAACCAGTTTTGATGATGCACCAGGCACATCTGCATATGTAACTGCTTTAGGCGGTGCTGATGATGAATTGCACATCATCGTAGTTGATGAAGATGGTCTCATCTCAGGTACAGCAGGCACTGTGTTGGAAAAGTTTGCCAACGTGTCCAAGGCAGCTGATGCCAAGACAGCAGAAGGCGCCAACAATTATTATGTGGAAGTGTTGAAAGGATCCAAGTACATCTGGTGGATGGATCACACTGCATCAGTAGAAGCAGGCGACACAGCTTGGGGTTCATCAGCAGCAGGCACTACATTCAAGACCATGAGCGCAGTAGTCACCAAGTCATTGACTGGTGGTGTATCAGCTTCACCAACAGATGGTCAACTCATCACAGCCTACGATGAATTCGCAAACGCTGAATTGATTGATGTGAACTTGTTGGTGTGTGGTCCACACAATGCCACAGTGGCATCAGATGTGATTGACATCGCAGCTGCACGTATGGATTGCATGGCTTTCGTTTCACCTGAACTGGCTGATGTCTATAACAACGCTGGTGATGAAGCCACAGACATCACAGCTTTCCGTGACACATTAACATCAACTTCCTACGCTGTGCTTGATTCAGGTTGGAAGTATCAATACGACAAGTACAATGACAAGTATCGTTGGATCCCATTGAACGCTGACGTGGCAGGTCTATGTGCACGTACAGACGCCATTGCTGATCCTTGGTTCTCACCAGGCGGTTTGAACCGTGGTCAAATCAAGAACGTGGTGAAGTTGGCCTATTCACCAGACAAGACAGACCGTGACACACTTTACAAGAAGGGCGTGAACCCTGTGGTAGCATTCCCAGGTGAAGGCACTGTGTTGTTCGGCGACAAGACACTTCTTGCCAAGCCATCAGCCTTCGACCGCATCAATGTTCGCCGTTTGTTCATCGTACTAGAAAAGGCTATCGCCACAGCAGCCAAGTATCAATTGTTTGAATTCAATGACGCCTTCACACGTGCACAATTCCGTAACTTGGTGGAACCATTCTTGCGTGACATCAAGGGTCGTCGTGGTATCTACGACTTCCGCGTAATCTGTGATGAAACCAACAACACCGGTGAAGTGATTGACCGGAACGAATTCGTGGCAGACATCTACATCAAGCCAGCACGTTCCATCAACTTCATCTCATTGAACTTCATTGCAACACGTACTGGTGTGGCATTTGAAGAAATCGTAGGCGCCTAATCAATAACTTCTAGGAGAAGAAACAAATGGATATTTCACAATTTAAGAATAAGTTAGGCGCAGGTGGTGCACGTCCAAACCAATTCCTAGTGACACTAACTTTCCCTGCCGCTGTTGGAGCAGGTGCAAGTGATGATTCACTACTGGTCACATCTGCAGCCTTGCCAGCATCAAACGTCAATCCAACCATCGTGCAATATCGTGGTCGTGAAGTGAAGATGGCTGGTGAACGGACATTTGATCCATGGACCATAACCGTGTTGAATGACACCACCATGAAGCTTCGTCGTTTGTTTGAATCATGGTCCAACTTGATGAACAACCGTGTGAACAACGGTGGCTCATTGGCACCAGCTACATATATGTGTGACCTTTCAGTTGCACAATTGGACCGCAATGATGAAGTCATTCGCACCTACAACATCTACAACTCATTCCCAATTACTGTTTCTGAAGTGGCTTTGGCTTACTCAGCAAACGATGTGATTTCAGAATTCAATGTGACGTTCCAATACTCACATTTTGAAGTGACACCTGTTTAATCCTTAACCTAGGATAGGTAAACATATTATGGATATTTTTGGGTACTCAATTAAGCGGAAGGAACCGGCACAAACTGAACGTTCATTTGTGCCCCCTTCCGATGATGGTGCACTAGACACCATCAAAGCCGGCGGTTACTACGGATCCTATTTGGATTTGGAAGGTGCCGCTAAAAATGAATCAGAACAAATCAAACGTTACCGCGATATCTCATTGATGGCGGATGTGGATGCCGCCATTGATGATGTCGTGAATGAAGCCATCGCCAATCTTGACAATGAAGATGCTGTGAAGATTGACTTACGGAATGTGAAAGTTTCTAGCACAGTGAAGAAAAGCATTGAGCAAGAATTTGAAAACATTTTAAGCCTGCTTCATTTCAAAGACAAAGGTCAAGATTATTTTCGTCGTTGGTACATTGACGGCAGAATGTATTTTCACAAGGTGATTGATACTGCAAAACCCAAGCAAGGCTTGACGGACATTCGGTACATTGATCCAAGAAAAATCAAGAAAGTACGTAACGTTATCAAAGAGAAGGAACCCAAGACGGGTGTGGAATTTGTGAAGAATGTGGAAGAGTTCTTCATGTACAATGAAAAGGGGATTCATATGTCCCCGAACATGGCTCTGTCCACACAAGTTCAAGGATTGAAAATCACCAAGGACGCCATCTGCTACACCCCATCAGGATTGTTTGATGTGGATCAACAAATGGTGTTGAGTTATCTTCACAAAGCCATCAAGCCAGCCAATCAGCTTCGCATGATGGAAAATGCTTTAGTGATTTATCGGTTGGCTCGTGCGCCAGAACGCCGTATCTTCTACATTGATGTGGGTAATCTTCCCAAGTTGAAGGCAGAACAATACCTGAAGGACATCATGAATCGCTATCGCAACAAGATGGTGTATGATGTGAACACAGGTGAGCTACGAGATGACAAGAAGGCCATGAGCATGTTGGAAGATTTCTGGTTACCTCGTCGTGAAGGTGGCAAGGGTACAGAAATTCAAACTTTGCCAGGTGGGCAGAATCTTGGTGAGATTGCTGACATTGAATATTTCCAACGCAAGTTGTATCAGGCATTGAATGTTCCCATGTCACGGTTGCAACAACAAGGTGGTTTGAACTTTGGTCGTGCAGCTGAAATCACCCGTGATGAATTGAAGTTCACCAAGTTCATTGGCAAACTTCGTAGACAATTTGCTTTGATGTTCCATGACTTGTTGAAAACACAATTGATTCTGAAGGGTGTGTTGACGGAACAGGATTGGACAGACATGGTGGAATCCATTGAGTATGTGTACGCACAAGATGCCTACTACACAGAAAGCAAAGACCAGGAAATCATGCGTTCACGAATTGATTTGTTGACACAAGTGGATCCCTTCGTAGGCAAGTATCTAAGCAAGAGCTACATTCAGAAAAACATCTTGCGTTTCACAGAAGAAGAAATCACTGAGATGGAAAATGAGATGGAGGAAGTGGCATCAGCCTCCATGGATTACTCTGAACCACTAGAAGATCCAAATCAACCAGGCAACATTCTACCCAAGGGAAGTCCTTTCCCAGCTCCACCGGAGAAGAAGAATGGAACTAAGTGAAGTTAAAATTGGTGACATGGTCACCTTCACACACAACAAAAAGAAATTAACCGGCAAAGTCATCTATCGTCATGACTCTGCTGATAACAAAAAAGCTGAACGTGCTGCCTTGATGGGTCATGTGAATGTCCAGGTCATGGACAACAACTCCTATCCTGTGACTGTGCATGTTTCCAAGTTGAAACCCGCCATTAAAGAGGAAACACAAATGGAAGAAAACATCAATGAAACTGTATTGGATTTGATTGACCATATCGACAGCGGTGACAACATCGCAGCTGAAGCTACACTGAACAACATTCTACAACAACGTGCTGCTGAAGTGTTGGATGCCTTGAAAGTGGAAGTGGCCTCCACCATGTTCAACACACAAGAATGTGCTGAATGCGACGAACAAAATGAAGAAGTGAAGGTTGGTGACACTGTGAGTCCCAACTATGGTCCTAACAAGGGAAAGAAGACCAAGGTGACACGGGTGCATCCTAACAAGAGTGTTGATACTGAAAGTGGTTACCACTCACCAGGTGCATATGACCACCACACCAATGAAGAAGTTGCTAATGAAGCCTTGAAGGGCAATCAACACAAGATTGATGCCAACAAGAATGGCAAGATTGATGCACATGATTTCAAGTTGCTTCGTGGAAAGAAGAAAGGTATGAAGGAAGAAGTGGAACTAGATGAAGCTTCCTACTCAGCCAAGAAGGCACGTGCAGGCAAGGACATTGGCAAGCCAGGCAAGATGTTTGGTAAGATTGCCAAGAAGGCATCACGTAAGTATGGTAAGGAACGTGGCGCCAAGATTGCTGGTGCCGTACTTGCCAAGCTCAGAAAGAAAGGAAAGTAACTCATGAACGAGGCCACAATGACCGACGCTGACATGAAGCAGCGGGAAAAGATTGTGAAGTCCATGAAGAAGAACTTCAAGGATTTTCGCAAGCGTTATGGTGCTGATGCCAGGAATGTGATGTATGCCACAGCCACCAAGATGGCCATGAAAGAAGCTGTGAAAGATGAAGCTGACAAGGGTGAATATGATTACGAAGGTGACATGGCTAAGTCCTCACTTCGTACCATTGCTCGTAATGCACAAATGATGCATGACATGCTAGATGAAAACACCAATCTTCCAGAATGGGTGGCAAGCAAAATTACCTTGGCAGAAGATTACATTGTGTCAGCGGCACAATACATGCAATCGGAAATGTCAGAAGAAGTTAAACTTGAAGAAGGTTCTTACAACCCAGAACCCGCTCGTCAATCTTCCAACAAGCGCATGGTGAAGAAAGGTAAAGCAGGTCGTGAAAGAAATGCTCAGCAATACATGAAGAACATGATGTTGCCACGTAGTCAAAGAAAATCAGCTCCTATCAAAGGAACTGATAAACACGGCAACCGTTTTGCAAAGCATGTTTCAGGCCCGTACATGGGTGAAGAAGTAGAACAAGTTGATGAATACAACGCCACGCCTTTCAGAAATGCAGAACGTGGTCCACGTGGCAGCAAGCCAGCAGGTCAACCACGAACATCCAACAGCAGACAATTCTTCCGCCCACCTGAAGGCTTCACTAAGAAGGGTATTGAAAAGGGTGGCGGCGTGAAGACCGTGTATCATTACAAAGGCAAGAGCAACACACCTTCAGGTGCCACCATGAAGATGGGCGGTGTCACAGTGCCACTAGGCAAGACACCCACCAAGCGCCGTGTGAAGGAAGAAATGGGATTGGAAGAAAACCAATATAGCCTTCCAGCAGGTTCCACCATGAAAGGGAATGCACCCGTGAAGCCTAAGAGCTATCTGGAAAAGCGTTTCGGTCATTTGAAGCCAGGACAATCAGCTTCTTTGAAGGGTGACCCAAAGAAGGTCATGAACAAGACCAATGAAGAACAAGAACAACAGGTGGAAACACCTAACGGGAGTAACAACTAATGGCATTAACCGTACTTAAGAAAACACCTATTCATGTTGTGGTTGTCGTTTCTGGAGCTGGCGCAACTGAAACTATCGACCTTTCATCAACATTGGCAACTGCCAGTCAAACAGCCTCATCACCTGTAGCGAACATCAGTGCCATCCATTGGTCAGTTCCTTCAGGCAACGCCTCCATCACTCGTAACTCTGTGCCATTGTGGCTGATGACCGGTTCCAGAGAGTTTGACTTTCATGGGTTCGCTGACAACAGAGAAAATGCTAGCAACATCGTG